GATAGGGAATCATCCCGAAGTTTTGAGATTATTTTATCGGTTATCAAAAATTCATGATTCATACTCTGATAAAAGCAAAGAGGACGTGTATGTTGCTAATAAACCGGCATCACAGCCTAAAAGCATAGAAGAGTTAATGTATCCAGATATGAAATCATGACGAAAGAAACAATAACATTTCATAGGCAAGTAATAAGACATCTAAAGGGGATATGTACAGCGTATGAATTGTGGGTAAAGGAAAAAGAAAAAAATAAATAAAAATAAGCACGCAAAAAAGACACGTTAATACCACTCTTTTTTAAAAAGCCTCCTTGTTTGTTATAGGAGAAACAAACAATGGCATTATTAAATAATCAATTAACACTGCTTGAAGTAGCTAAACGCTTAGACCCTAACGGTCAAATTCGTAACATTGCTGAATTACTTCAACAAACAAACGACGTATTACTAGATCTTCAATACAAAGAAGCAAATGGGATTAATTCGCATACGAGTACGGTTAGAACAAGCCTACCGACAGTAAATTTCAAGAAGCTAAATGAAGGTACACCAATCTCAAGCTCAACAACTGCGACGATTGAGGAAAGGCTAGGGATATTAGAAGCTTTCTCTCAAGCTGACGAAAGCTTAGTTGATTCAAGCGGCAACCCTGCAGCATATAGATTATCTGAGGCTGTATCATTTTTAAGTGCAATGTCTCAAAAAGCGGCTGAAACATTTTTTTACGGAAATGCCTCTATTAATCCAGAAGAGTTTAACGGATTAGCTCAGCGATACAACGGATTGTCAGGATCAGAAGCTAACACAAAAAATGTTATTAATGCAGGTGGTACTGGTGCAGATAACATGAGTATCTGGTTAGTTGGTCACGGAGAAGAGGGTTTATCAGCTCTGTATCCTAAAGGCTCACAGGTAGGATTACAACGCAAGGATTTAGGTGTAAACACTGTAACAACAATAGAAAACGGAGTCACTAAAAAATTAAGGGCTTATGAAGAACAATTTAAATGGTGTTTCGGAATATCTGTTAAAAATTGGCAAAACTGCGTTCGCATCGCTAACATTGACGTATCTAACTTAGCCGGTGGATCTGCTGCTGATTTACAAGATCTTATGATTGAAGCTCACCATAAAATAGCTAACCAAAACAGCGTTAATTTAGCATTTTATATGAACAGAACAGCTTTTTCATACCTAGACAAGCAACGTGTTGGAAAAACTGATGGGAACGTTGGATGGGAAAATATCGACGGTAAAATTGTATACAATTTCAGAGGCATTCCAATCAGAAAATGCGATGTATTAACTGTAAGCGAAGAAGCTTTATCATAATTTATTAAAAGGAGAAAAACATGTTAGATAAACAATTAACATTTGACGAGAAAGCGCAGAAGTTAACAACTGCTGCATCAACGGACAGTATTGATTTAGCTGTAGCAGAGGTAACGCTGGGCGCAGGAATTAAAGCAGTTGTTGAGTCAATCGTCACAACGGCCATGACTGATTCAGGAAATGACTCTACGATGACTGTAACATTAGAAGAAGATGACAACAGTAGCTTTTCAAGCCCTACGACAGTAGCTACTATAGGGGTGTTTGCTGCAACTTCTGCCGCGGGTACTAAAAAAAGTATTGTAATCGCACCAGACACAGTATCTCAGCGTTATTTAAGAGCAAAATACACTGTTGCGAATGGTGATTTAACTACTGGTAATTTCACTACTTATATTCATATCAATACTGACTCTTACCATGCATACCCAAGTGGTTTCACTGCTTAATGATGTTTAAAAAAGTTAAAGCTATTAAAAAAGGGTTCTATGATGATCTATTGAGAGACGTAGGATCTATTTTTGAAGTAAAAAGCGATTTAAACGCAAGTTGGTTTGAGGATGTAAAAGAAACTGAAGAAGAAGAAATTCAAGTGAAAAAAATTGAAGATCAAAAATCTGAAATTTCAGAAAAACCAAAAAAAGCTAAGGCTAAAAAAAAATAAAGCTATGCTACGAGAGGGTGAAAGCCCTCTCAAAAAAAAATTAAAGAGGAATTACAAATATGACAAGCAAAATTGAAATCTGTAATATGGCGCTACACCACTGTCATTCAACCAATAGCATTAGTAGTCTTACGGAGAAAAGAAAAGAAGCGGGTGTTTGTAATACCTTTTATGAAATTAGTTTATTATCATTATTAGAATCGTTTAGATGGGGGTTCGCAACAAAAATTGAATCATTGGGATTAGTCGAAAAAAACCCTAATGATTTATGGGAATATAGTTATGCTGTTCCTTCTGATTTTCTAAAAGCAACAAGAATACTATCCGGAATACGAAACGAGACTTTATCGCAAAGAATACCATTTGATTTTGTTTTTGGTGACACTTCGAGCTTAATATATACAGATCAAGAAGGGGCAAAACTGGAGTATACCAAAAAGCATAACAACCCCGCACAATATCCCCCAAGCTTTACTATTGCCTTAAGTTATTTATTGGCATTTAATATCTTGCCATCATTAAGCGTGGGTGATACTTCGCGAAAAGAAAAATTATATGAATACTATCAAATACATTTATCTATCGCTCAAAAAAATGATCTAGAAAACAGATCTCCAGATTTAGCTCCAGAATCAGAAGCAATTACAGCAAGGTACTAAAAAATGACTACGTTCACACAAAGAAGTTTTGCATCCGGTGAATTAAGTCCTCAATTGTATGCACGCGTTGATACGGTTAAATACGCAACTGGGTTGCGTACATTACGTAATTTTATCGTTAACAGGCATGGTGGCGTATCATCGAGACCGGGTACAACATTTGTGGCAGAGGTAAAAGATTCAACCAAAAAAGTAAGGTTAATTAAGTTTCAATTTAATGCGGAACAGACATATATACTAGAGTTTGGTAATCAGTACATGCGAGTACATCGTTATGGAACTCAATTAAGTGATATCACGCTTACCATTACAAATGTAACTAAGAATAATCCGGGTGTTGTTACCTACACCGGAACAGACCCACAAAACGGTGACGAAATATACGTAAAAGATATCGAGGGTATGACAGAGCTTAACGGTCGAAGCTTCAAAATAGCTAATGTAAATGCAAGCGCTAACACGTTTGAGTTGCAAGATATGACAGGAACAAATTTTAATACATCGTCGTTATCAACTTACACATCTGGAGGTACGGCTTTGGTTGTGTACGAAATAGCTACCCCATACCTTGAGAGTGATTTAGATGAGATACAATACGTACAATCTGCTGACGTTGTTACTTTGGTACATCCTAGTTATGAACCACGTCATTTATCGCGAAGCGGACACACTAACTGGTCGCTAAGTACGATTAATTTTACCCCCACAATATCAACCCCTACAGGCTTAACTAGTAATTATGCAAGTGGATCAACGTATGAATGGGTTGTAACGGCTGTAAGTTCAACCAATTTTGAGGAAAGTCTAGTATCAAACACAACACAAAGCAGTACTAACCCCGAAAATACACCTGTTACATTAACGTGGAATGCGGTGAGCGATGCACAAGAATACAATGTGTACCGTAAGGTAAACGGAATTTTTGGTTTAATAGGTGTTGCAGGATCTAATACGTTTGTCGATGAGGGAGCTACCCCTAACACAACAGATACGCCGCCCATAGCAAGAAATCCATTTTCCAGTTCAAACAACTATCCAAGTTGTGTCGCTTACATTCAGCAAAGGCTAGTTTTTGCTAACACTAACAACAATCCAGAAAATATCTACATGTCACAAACAGGAAGATTTAATAATTTTACAATTAGCAGCCCCCTACAAAATGATGACGCTGTTACTTTTAATTTGGTTGGAAAACAAGTTAACGCAGTGCGGCACTTAGTCGACTTAGGTAAACTCATTGTTTTTACTACAGGTGGAGAATGGGAAATAACCGGGGGAGTTAATGGGATTATACAACCGGGGGAAATAAACCCTAAACAATATACCTATACAGGATCGTCCACAATTAACCCAATAATCGTAGAGGGTACAGCTTTATTTTTACAAGCAAGAAAGAGCATTATTCGTGATTTAGCGTTTGATTTTGCGGTTGATGGATATAGGGGGAATGATTTAACAATTTTTAGCTCTCATTTGGTGGAAGGTTATCAAATTGAAAACTGGGATTACCAACAAACCCCTCAAAGTATTGTATGGATGTGTCGAAACGACGGTGCATTACTTGGTTTAACTTATGTACGAGATCAGCAAATTTTAGGATGGCACAGACACGACTTTACGGGTGGGGCTAAAGTGGAAAACGTATGTACAATACCAGAAAATAACGACGAATATTTGTACCTAGTTGTTAAGCGAGAAATTAACGGCAAAACCGTGCGCTACATAGAAAGAATGTCACAACGTTTTTTCACTGATGTAAAAAATTATATTGGTATGGATAGCACTTTAAGCTATGACGGCCAAAACACCAATTCATCTCACACAATGACTATTAGCAATGGCACGAATTATATTTATACAGAAACGTTAACGTTGACTTCTAGCACATCATTTTTTAACGCTAATGATGTTGGTAATCAAATTGAACTTAAGCAATATAACGCCACGACTAAAACAACCGATATTATACGTTTTAAGATAAAAAATTATGTAAGTTCAACAGTTGTCACAGGTTCACCTAACAAAACAGTCAACGCAAGCATGAGAAATGTAGCAATTTCTGACTGGGCTAAACAAGTCGATGAACTGGGGGGATTATGGCATATTGAAGGAGAAAAAGTTAGCGTTCTTGCTGATAGCTTTGTAAAATCAAACCCGAACAATCCAACTTATTTAGAGCAGACTGTTCAAAATGGAAAATTAACATTAGACGCACCTCATAGCGTTATCCATGTAGGGCTACCATATAATTGTGACTTACAGACTTTGAACATTGATGTAATCGACGGCGAAACATTTGGAGACAAACTTATTAATATAGATAAAGTAACAATCTTCGTCGAAAACTCACGGGGTGGATTTATTAGTTCAACAGAGCCAGAAGATGAATCTATCGCTAATATGGCTGAATTTAAAATGAGAGAAAGCGAAAATTACGATGACCCAATTCAACAAAAAACAGAGCAGTTAAAAGAACATATTGATTCAACATTTAATAAACATGGACGTGTGTTTTTAAGACAGACAGACCCATTGCCATTATCAATATTATCAATCATGCCGCACGGCATAACTACGAAGGGAGGATAACATGGATCCGTTAACATTAACTGTTTTATCAGGGGGATTAAATATTTTAGGAATGGGGCTTAATTACAGCGCACAAATGAAGCAAAGGCGCGCTATTTTAAGACGTGCTGAGTTTCAAAGAGATATGGCAGATTTGAATAGCAGGTTTTCTATGTTGAGCGCTGAAAGTGCAATAAAAAAAGGCTATCAATCAATGTCTAATTTAAGATTAGAAACCAAGCAGTTAACAGGCAATCAACGATTAGCATTAGCCGCACAGGGTATTGATATTGATTCTGGAAGCGCTAAAGATATTCAAGAAGAAACCAGAGCGCTAAGCAAAAGAGACGAGTTAATGATTAAAAGTAACGCGTATAAGCAATCTCTAGGATTTAAGATTGATGCTAAAAATCAAAGAATGCAAGCGAATATGAATATGATATCAGCGAGAACAGACGCTAAGAATATTGCTAATAACGCAAACGCTCAAACGATGTTCAGCGCGGCTAATATGGGCTTAGAGTATTTTGGAGGGTAGCAAGATGAAATATAAAAAACCAAAAAAAAAGATATCAAAAAAAACACCTTACAAAAAGGGGAGTAAATAAATGCCAATAGTGCCACGTCGTCGATCAACTGAAATCGAAGAGAATATAACCCCTAACCTCCGCGTTAATGCAAATGCACCGCTAGAAATGTTTGGTGGCGGCAGGACATTGCAACAAACAACGAATACAATTACGAGTAACTTATCTAGTATATCTAGTAAATTTAAAAAACAAGCAGACGAGCAAGTTGTTAATGATGCTTTACAGAATTTATCAAACAAAAAGAACTTTGCTTTATATGATCCGGATGATGGGCTTATCAATAAAAGGGGCGTTGAGGCGTTAGGTGTACAATCTGAATACTCAGAAACGTTATTTAAAGAAAAGAATGATATTGTAAAGACATTATGGAATAAAACACAAAGAGATTCTTTTAATCGTCAAGCTAGTTCTGAGCTTAATAGCTTTAATAGAATAGCTCAAAATCACGTGATAAAAGAAACACAACGATACCAAAATGAATCATATAACAATAATATTAATCAATTAATACTTGATAGCACATTAAATATTAATGATATTCCTAAAGTTGCAGAAAACGCTTCAAAAATAACTAAATTAGTCACTAATAGGTCTATTGAGTTAGGCGATGATGAAGTTACCACACAGTACAAAATAAAAGAGGCTCTTTCACCATTACATTCCAACATGATTAAAACGTTAGTTGATCAAGGATCACATGCCGAAGCGCAAGAATATTACGATATTAATAAAACAAGAATGATATTAACTGATATAAATAGCGTTGAAAAAGTACTTAAAATAAGTAAAAACAAAGTAGATATTGATATGGTTTATGAGGATATACTTCAAAAAGCGCAAGATCCGAACGAAGCTAAAACGATGTTAGCTAGTCCATTTTATGAAGCAGTGCCAAAAGATGTTAAAGAGGGCGCGTTAAAAAAATATAATGTTTTTTTTAAAGGTTTAAAAGAACAAAATGAGATAGAAAGAACGGCTTTATACACTGAGATGATACAAAAACTATCTGAAAAAGAAAACGAAGGTATGGACGCGTTAGAGCTTTTCCCGGTTTCTAAATTTGCCATGTTAAGCCCTGTTCAACAACGTTCTTTGATGTCATTCAATGATACCGGCGCAGATGATAAGGCGTATTTTGAATTTATTGATTTAACTGTTGAAGATATTAGAAATATAAATCCAGAAGAATTCCATTTAAATTACATGGTAAAAATAAAAGATCCCGAAAAACAAAAACAAGCGGCTATATTTTATGACAATGTTAAAGGGGATGATACTAAAGTAATAACAACTCATGCCTTTGTTAAAAATTACGGTGATAATAATTTAAATAAAAATCAAAGACAAAATTTTATATATCAAGCAAAGCAAGTTATTGAAGAACAAAAAATTGAGCTTGGAAGAGAGTTAACTAAAATTGAAATGCTTGAAATATGTGATGATTTAGTGACAGAAGTAAAAACTGGTTTTTTTTGGGGAACTGAAAAGTTATACGAAACATCAAGTTCAACTAACAAAGAAAAACTTGAATTCAAATATGATTTTTATGATACAGATCAATTAGAACAAAACGAAAAAACGCAACTTAAGGAAGAGATTAACGAAGAGGTGCAAAAGTTTGCAATTGATAACGGCATTAACCAGAAAATTAATCTTTATCGTTCCGATTACATGAATATAGCGTATGCAATTATAAGCAATGATAACGCTCTTTTAAAAATGAAAATAGAGGAAATTTTAAAGAAAAAAGGGTTGTTAAATGAATTATAATACAGTGATTGATCTAGAAGAATCAAAGCCTTTATCTATAGAAGAAAAAGAAAATAATTTGCAGCAAAAAAAATTTCAAAAAGCGTTACTAACTACGCCCGAAAAAGAAACTGAAATACAAAGTTTGCAGCAAACATTTGGTTTGCAAAAAGATGTCGTTAAAAGAAATTTAATTAAATTAAATAAAAAAGATCAAATACAAAATATTAATAATCTGAAATTGCATAAAACAAGTCCAAAATTAAACAATTACCTCAATAAAGATCAATCTAATTACAATAATTTAATAAATGATTTATCGGATCTGAATTACTTTGAGAGGCAGTGGCGATATGTTAAAAATCAGTTTGAACAAGGACGTCAAACGGTAGAGTTAGCTAACATCGGCAAACGACAGCTATACGGTGATTTCAACGATGAGGATAATAAGAGAAAAGAAATAATAAATAAAAAATTTCAAGAGTTGCAAAACGATTATGGAATAACAGGACTGCAACAGATCCCGGGCAAAACAGCTCAAATGTTTCCTATCTTAGCAAAAACGTTTGTTTCGGGTATTACAGGGGGATTGATTGGAGGCGGTGCAGGGGCAGCCGCGGGAGCAGGTACGGCGCTTGTTGCGGGTCAGCTTGGACCACAAGCAGCAACACCAGAAGAAATTGTCACAGTTCCGGCAACGGCTGCTTTGTTTGGATCAAAAGGAGCAAAAACCGGGTTTAGGCTTGGATCAGCCAAAGCGATGTTCGAGTTAGAGGCTGGGCTTGCATTTAATGAGTACCAAGATATAACGCTTGATACAGGGGAAAAAATAGACGTTAATACAGCAAGAGGGGCGGCTATTATTACCGGCGTTGTTAATGCGGGTCTAGAGTATTTAGGATTTCAAAGTATCGCTAAAAACTTACCCGGATTTTCTTCACTTAAAAAAGAATCAATTAAAAAAGCCTTAAAAAACCCAATAATTAACAACAAAATAGTTAATTATGCTAGGGATATAGGAACAACGGCCGCAACAGAAGGCTCAACAGAGTTTTTTCAGGAATTAGTTACAGCAGGAATAGGAAATTTAGCTAAGTTGCAGGAGGAAAACACACCGTTATCTGTAGATTTAATTTTAGATTCTTTTTTTAGTGAGGAAAACATTGAAAGAGGAAAACAAAGTTTTAAAGATGGTGCTATGGGTGGGGCAGGTATAGCTATAACAGGAAAGACTGTCAGCTCTGGTATTAAATATACATCTAAGGAAATACAAAAACGAAAACAAGCAACCGAAACAAAACAAAAACTTAACGAATTATCAGAAATTGTTGAAAAAACAAACATAAAAAAAGTAAATAAACCAGTTTTAAAAGACGCATTAAATGAAATAACAGACAATCAAAACGTGTATATAGATACGGCTGTTATTAATACCTTCTATCAAGAGAAAGGAATTGATCCTCGCGAAATTATTAAAAGGGAGTTTGGAGAAAAAAAGGCAAATGAGTTTGATGAAGCGCTTGAAAATGGACAAGATATTGAATTACCTATATCAGAATTTATGTTAAGTGATGATTTTCAGGGCGAAAACAAAGAATTTTTTAATAGAAACGCTAAATTAGATCCGTTAGATATGACTGCTCAAGAATGGGTTGAGGAAGAGTCGCGTTTAGATGCAATTGATAAAGAAGAATTAGAAAAAGAACAATCAAAGACCGATGAAGAAAAACAAAAGACAATAGAAGAAAAAGAAAAAGCCGAAGAAAGCAAAACAAAAGTAAAAAAAGCAGTTAAAGAGCAGCTAAAAGAAGCCGGTTTTAATGATAAAACAAGCGATACATACTCGAGGTTATACGAATCGACTTTTAACAGCTTAGGGGAGCGTTTAGGTGTTGATCCCATTGAATTATTTAATGAGTTTGCTCCTAAAATAGAAAAGTTAGATGAAGAGCAAACAAAAGGGTTTTTGCAGACAGTAGGGGATAAAATAAAAAAAGTATTTCAGAAAAAAGACCAATCCGAGCAACAGATTGATAGCGATCCAAAAATTATGCTTCAAGATGATACCCCAATAATTAGAGGGGCATTTCAGTTTAATGATGGTACAGATTTCAATATTAAATTGTTTAAAGACGCTAATTTATCAACATTCTTACATGAAACTGGCCATTATTACCTTGAATTGATGGGGGCTTTATCTGAAAAAGAAAACGCTTCTCAAAAAATAAAAGACGATTTTAACAACATTCTTAAATTTCTTAATGTTGATAAAAAATCAGATATAAAAACAGAGCAACATGAGCAGTTCGCAAGAGCGTTTGAAGCGTATTTAATGCAGGGAAAAGCGCCAAGTAATGCGCTTAAAGATGTGTTTATTCGTTTTAAAATTTGGCTAACTAATTTGTACTTAAAAATGAAAAATTTAAACGTTGAATTAAACGATGATATTAACGGCGTTTTTGATCGAATTATTGCAACTGACAACGAAATAGAGAGCGTTAAAGGAGAGCTTAACATTGATAGTATGATTCAAGATACTTCTGTCTTAGGCAAAAAAGAAAATGCTTATAAACAAGCGATTAACGACTTTAATAATGCCGTTGTTGAGAAAACTACAAACAAACTAATGAAGCAATACCAAAGAGAAAAAAGAAAATGGTACAAAGAGGAAATGGCTCAAATTAAAGAAGAGATTGAGCAGGAATTAAATCAAGATAAAAATTACAATCTACTTAAAGCTCTACAAACGGGTGAGCTTGAGCTTGAAAATCAAAAAATAGAGAATTTTAAGTTCATTAAGACAGAGCTAAAAAACTATTTTTTAAAAAAACATCGCGAACAAATTAAAACCATACCAGAATTTGAAATCGATATAATGTATAAAGAAATAAGCGAAGGGGAAGCGGGTAAACGTTATGAGGGTGGTTATACGCCCTCTACATTTCCAGAATATTTTCAAAATAAAAAGTTAACAAAAAAACAAGTTTTAAATATTTTTGATAAATACAAAAATAATGAACGTCTAACTGAAAAGCAGCAATCAATACTTGATATTTTATACACGGAATTTAACAACGATCCACAAGTTAGTTACACTAAATATTTAGAAAAAGAGCATGAAAAAAACATATTTTCTTTAATTGATAATAAATTAAGTCCTGACGATATAGAAATAATGAAACAACTTGAAGAAACTGAAATTGTAATAGACAATATCAGTGTAGGAGAAATTTTATCTGCTTATGAAAAAATTGAAAAAAGAGAAAGCGATTCTGAAACTCAAAGCGTTGATTCAATCACTGGGTATGAAGAACTATATAATAGCGCGCAGGAATACACCCAAAACGAACTAAACAAGCTACCTAGAGCTATAACTAACATAAATGGTTTTGCGTTAGACATAGTTGCGGGTATGTTTGATTTTGAGAGCGTAGATAACATGATATCAACGCTTCAAGATATTACACCGCGATCAGAATATATTGAAACACGCGCTCAAAACACAATGAAAGAGAGATACCCCAATCTAGAAAGTGAAGAAACGGAGTTTCAAGAAGAAATCATTCAAAATATTCATAACGAAAAACGCGAAGAAGTTTTAAGATTTGAGCTTAAATGGTTATTAGAGGAAGCGCCGGGAGTATTTAGAGAGGGAATCAGAAAGATAAGTAGAAGATTACCTCCAAAACCCCAATTAAAAGAATATGCACAGAATTTTATAGCAAAACAAAATATCAATAATATTAAACCTCATTTATATTTAAACGCGGAAAAAAAAGCAGCTAGAGAAGCAGGGCGATTATACGCGGCCGGTAAGCTAGATTTAGCGTTTGATCAGAAAAAAATAGAGCTGATTAATCACTTAAAGTATATAGAAGCTGTAAAAGTTAAGAATGATGTTGAAAAAACAAATATTCTTTTCAGAAAGTTCAATCAACCAGATAAAAAACTGACTAAAACGCGAGATATTAATCTTGTTAATATTGGAAGGAGCATTTTAAGTAGATACGGAATAGGTGATCCGGTTAAGTTCTCAGATATTTTTTTAAAAAAAACGCAAGAGTACGATCCTGTTACATACGAAATTTTGCAGCCTTTAATACAAGACGCACTGATTGAGCAACAAGACATCAAGCAGATATCATATAATGATTTTTTAAATTTAAAAGAAACAATTCAAACGTTATGGGATTTAAGTAGAAGTAACAAAGAAATTGAGTTACAAGATATAAAATACGATAAAGACCAGTTGATTGAAGAATTAAGCAAGGATTTACCCAAACGAGAAAGAGCAGAAGGTGATAGCTATATAACTAGAGGTATAGCGAGAACAGAAAACTTTTTACTTAATATGAAAGCCCTAGCAACGCGCATTGAGTCATGGGTTGATATGATGGATAAAGGCAATCCGGATGGTATATGGAGGAAAGTGTTATTTACCCCTATAAGCGAGGCATCAGAGCTATACCGAGCTAAAAAAACTGAAAAAATAAAAGAGTTTTTGGAAATTGTTAAGTCCGTTGAAAAAGAAATTGATGATACCAAAATTGATGCATACGAAATCAATCACACATTCAACAACAAAGGCGAGTTAATAATGGCATTGTTACATACTGGTAATAAATCAAATTTAGCAAAGCTTCTTTTAGGGTATAAATGGGGTAGTTTGGACGAAAATAACAAGTTGTTAACTGGGAAATGGGATTCTTTTATTGAGCGAATGATTAAAGAAGGGGTTTTGACTAAAACACATTTTGATTTTGCTCAGAATGTATGGGATTTATTAGACAGCATGAAAGCAGACGCTCAAAGAGCGCATAAAAAAGTATATGGTAATTATTTTAACGAAATTACTGCACAGGAAATAAACACGCCTTTTGGAACATACAAAGGGGGATATTTCCCCGCTAAAGTTGATCCTAACAAGTCAATTCAACAAACTTTTTACGATGAAGCAAAAATATTTGATCAAAATAATAATTTTATGTTTCCTTCGACAGGTTCAGGATTCGCAAAAGAGCGAGTTGAAAGCTTTGCGGATAAGTTAGAGTTAAATGTTAGGGTAGTTCCTGCTCATATTGATAGCGTTTTAAAGTTTACTTATATAGAGCCGGTTGTACGTAATACTGCTAAATTGTTTTATGACAAAAAATTTATTAAAACATTGAGTGATTTTGATTTTGATATCGTTAAAAATACTATAATGCCTTATCTAAAGCGTGCAACTAGCCAGAGAATAACAACGTCAGACAACACAGACGCAAATAAAATTTGGTCAACGTTACGAAAAAACGTAGGAATGAATTTTATGTTTTTAAATGTTGCGAATGCTCTAATGCAATTTACAGGGGTATTTTTAAGCTCGGCTAAAGTATCATCCTCTCATTTATTGAAGGGGGCGAATCAATATTTAATTAATACAAATAGAAAGAAATTAAGGGAAGAAATTAGTAATAAAAGTGTATTTATGTCTAATCGAATTGCTACAAGTTCAATAGAAATTAGTAAACAAATAGAGGATATTGTACTTAACCCTAATCTTTTCCAAAAAGCACAAAGTTTTTCACAAAAACATGCATATTTTTTACAAACAGCAACTCAAGATATAGTCGATACGATTACATGGTTAGGCGCATACAATGAAGCAATAGAAGGTAATAAAACCGAAAAACAGGCTGTGAGAATTGCAGATTCAGCAGTGCGGCAAACGCAAGGAACGTTTAATCCAGAAGATTTAAGCGCATTTGAAACTGGATCTACGTTTATGAGGGTTATTCTAATGTTTTATAACTATTTCAATATGAAGTCTAATTTAACGTATGTCGAAACTAAAAAAATTGTTGATGAATTAGGCGCGTTCAAAGGTAGTCCACAATTAGCATTGCTGTTTACAAAACTATACTTACTTCCTGTTGCTGTAACTATGGGTATTAAAATGCTTAGTAATGGAACTCTTGATGAAGATGAAGACGGGGAAATAGCAGATGATCTTAGTAAACGCTTTTTTTATACTTTTACAGAAGAAACTACAGGGATGTTTCCTATTGGTGGTTTAATTATACAGAATGCAATCAATCAAACAGATGATGAATTTTACAACGACAGATTAACCGCAAGCCCCGTTGTTAGCGCTGTTTTTGAAAATTTTAGTGGAATTGTAAAACAAGCCTCAAATACAGCAAAAGGAAAAGAGTTAAATAGCCGAGCTTTAATTAAAAAGAGTTCGACTTTATTAGGGAGTATTACTGGCTTGCCACTTCATGCGGTAGGGCGCAGTGCGGGGTATGTAATTGATGTGAAAGAAGGCGACGCTGAGCCTCAAAACAATTTAGATTATATCAGAGGCGTTATTACAGGTAAGAGAGGGAATTAATGCATATACGCGCACGTTTTGGGTATAATCCAGTACCTAATAAACTAAAACAAAATTTTAAACCAAAACCTAAACCAAAACCAAAAAAAGCGCCTAAAATAACACCTCAAAAAAGCAACTTTAACATACCGTTTTTAAGTTTAAAAAAGACATGAAAAAGTTACATATTGAAGCTTTTTTTTGTGCAATTATAATTAAAATATGACAATATCAAGCACAGTCTCTCGGGTAGATTACACAGGAAATGGATCAACAAGTGTATACAGTTTCAGTTTTGTTATACAAAAAAAAGAAGATATTGAATTAACAGAAAAAAACACGGCGGGGGTTGAAACTGTACTTGTACAAGACACTAATTATACTGTTCAACTTAATGATGACGGCACAGGTAGCATTACTTTATTGGCCGGTAATTTAACGACTAATCATATTCTTAGCATTCTAAGAAAAGTTCAGATTAAGCAAGAAACTGACTTACGAAATCAAGGTGAATTTTTTGCAGAAACACATGAG